GGAGGGGGAATCCCAGGTGGCCCCGCTGGGGCTGCGGGTATGCCCGTTTTTGCGGTCGAGGCTTGGCCGGCACGACCAGGTCGAGGAGGTGTGTGGGAGCCAGGGAGCATTCGAGGCGTGCCTGGAGAAGTTGGCCCGGGAAGAGGAGGCGGAGGAGCAGGCAGCGGAGGAGCGGGCGGAGGCGTGCCGGGTGGTGTTGGAGCGGGGGGCGCGGGTGTTGGCGATGGAAGTGGCAAAGATGCGGAGAGACTCGGCGCCCGGGTTGGTGGATTTATTAGGCGGGATGGTGGTGGGCGTGGGGTTCGGGTGGAGGGAGTTGCCCGAAGGGTGGGTGGGGGAGATGGCGGTGGGGTGGGAGGTGTTGGCGGGATCTATTGGCCTGGCGCGCTGGGAGGTGCCGGGGGTGGATGAGGTCGAGGAGAAGGTGCGGGAGGTCATGGTACGGGTGGGGATCAGGAGTTGACGAGAGAGGGGGAATGTGGTAGACTGGGGGCAGTTCCCAGTACCACCTCCCTTTGACCGGCCTCTCTTTCTCTCAGGAAGGGGGGCGGTGTCATCTTGAGGAGGTGGGAAAATTGCATACAGGGGTGCCGCTAGCGGCGCGGGGTTTTTCTCCCGGGCCGCTTTTTGCTTTTTGGAGGTGTGGGATGGACGCGGTGGAGAGGGTGATCGAGATAGCGCAGCGGCTCCGGGTGGCGCGGGGGGAGTTGGAGGATGGGGAGCGAGATCTGCGGACGCTGGCGGAGCGGTTGCGGGGGGAGGTGGGATGGGCGTTTCCGGTGGGGACGGAGGAGTTTCCGCCCGAGGCGTGGTACGTGAGTGTGTGGCACGACCTCTCGGGGCGGAGGAACGGGGGGTACCGGCATACGGGGATCGACATCAACCTGGACCGGTATCCGTGGGGGGACGTGGAGCGGGGAGCGCCGGTGTATGCGGTGGCGCAGGGAACGGTGGTGGACGTGGGAAGCAGCGCGGGTTGGCTGGGGGTGGTGGTGCTGCGGGTGGAGCATCGGGAGCGGTGGTTGTATGTGCGGTATGGTCACCTCGATGGAGAGCGGCTGGAGGTGCTGGCGGGGCAGGTGGTGGAGGCGGGGCAGGTGTTGGGGTATCTGGGGGATTATCGGCGGGGGGATACGGGAGATCATTTGCATTTCGATGTGGCGACGGAGTCATTCGGGTGGGGGTGGTGGCTGACGAGGACGGTGGATTGGGTGGATCCGGTGCCGGTGCTGGAGGCGCACCTGGGTGAGGAGCGGGTGAAACGGATGTTGGGGCGGGAGGATGGATGACGGGACGGAAGAGGACGCGGCGGCGAAGGGCGTCGAAGTCGAAGAAGAAGAAGAAGGTGGTGCGCTCGATGGAGCGGGCGCGGGCGATCCTGGCGGCGGGTACGCGGCGGGCGAGTGCGGGGGCGAAGCGGCGGAAGCGGTAGGCAGTGGCTAAACGATGTCACACCTGCGGGAGGAGTTTAGTGCGGAATTATTGACCCAGATGGGACGGTTGACACCGAGGCAGCGGGAGGCGATTCCGAGGCTGGTGCGGGCGCTGGCGGAGGGGACGACGATGCGGGCGCTGTTGAAGGGCGAGGATCGGATTTGTGCGTGGTCCACGTACTATCGCCCTCGACGGGGTTGGTACCATCAGCCCTTCTTCCGGGAGGTGCTGGCACAGGCGCAGCGGGAGTACGACGCGGCGCGGTTGCGGACGGCGGTGGAGGATGCGGCGGAGCGGATGAGGAGGGCGGCGCCAACGGCGGTAGAGCTGGCGGAGCAGGTGGTGGTGACGGTGCTGCGAGGTGATCGTGAGGGGGATATCCCCTCGCCGCTGGAGACACTGCTGAGGATGACGCAGACGGGCCAGGAGAAGACGGGCCAGGTACATGCGGCTACGGCATTGCTGGGGAAGGGGCTGCAGGCAGCGCTTTCGATTCTGGATCGGGCGGACATCGAGACGGCGGTGAAAAGCGCAGGGGGCGATGCTGCGGTGTGGCGGGATTTGCTGGAGGAGTTGAGGGACGTAGGGGGACGCAGATCAAATGGGGAGCAGATGGCCGACGTGGGCACAGAAGCGGGCGGTGTTTCGGAGGTTGGGGTACCGTCCACACGTGCGGCAGTTGCCGGCGCACCGGAGCCGGGCGCGGGTGATCCTGGTGGCGGGGGCGGAGCGGAGCGGGAAGAGCCGGTGGACGGGGTGTGAGATCCTGGCGCGGTTGCCGTGGTGTTCCCGGGTGGCGATTGCTGCCCAGGAGTACGACGAGAGCCGGGCGGAGATGGGGTACGTGATCGATGGATTGCAGGCCCTGGGCGGGTTGGAACGGAAGAGCACGCCGCAGACGGGGAAGTGGAGGGCGGTGGCCAGGGGGGGGATAGAGGTCGAGACGGTCTCGCTGCACGAGGGGCCGGAGGAGTTGACCAGGCGGGGGAGGGCGTTCGACGTGGTGGCGTTGGTGGAGGCGGGGGGGATCCGGTACGATGCGTTTCTGGCGGCCAGGGCGCGGGTGAGTGAGACGCGGGGGGTGGTGTTGATGTCGGGGACGCTGCGGGATAACGTGGGGTGGTATGCGAACCTGTACACGAGTTTCGAGGGGCCGAACGTGTTCGAGGGGGAGCGGTTTAGCTTCCCGGCGTGGGTCAACGAGAGCGTGTTTCCGGGGGGGGAGCAGGACGCGGAGATCGAGCGGCTGCGGAAGATTCTGCCGGTGGATGAGTTTGCGCGGCGGGTGGCGGCGATGGTGTTGCCCAGCCCGGCGCGGGTGTATCCGGAGTTTTCGTTCCCCGTCCACGTGGATGAAGTGGCCTTCGATCCTGGGTCACCGGTGGAGCTGGCGGTGGACGCGGGGTATTATCCGAGTCATTATGCGGTGCTGGCGCTGCAGGTGGCGACGGTGGATGGGATGGAGGTGGTGCGGCAGATCGATGAAATATGGGAGCATCACCTAACCCATTACGATATCGTGCAGTTGTGCCGGGGGCGGGAGTGGTGGGGGAAGGTGAAGCGAGCGGTGGGGGGGCACGAGTCGCGGCAGCACCAGGCGGCCGAGAGCACGCAGGAGGTATGGGAGACGCTGGTGGGGCAGGAGGAGGGGGATCCGGAGGGGTTCCGGTTCGAGGTGTTCGACGCGGGGCGGGTGCTGGACGGGGTGGTGCGGGTGAAGACGTTTTTGACAGATCCGGCGACGAGGCGGGCGCGGCTGCTGGTGGACGTGGGATGTACGGGGACGCAATCGGAGTTCGGGGATTACAAGAGGAAGCTGGATACGAAGGGGAACGTGATCAGTGAGGAGCCGAAGGACGCGGACAACGATGCGATGGACTGCTGGCGGAACTGGTTGGTGGAACGGTACGGGTTGGTGAAGCGGGTGCGGCGGGAGCCCAGGCCGGGGAAGAGACGGAGGGCGGCGAGAGGATAGAGGTATGTGGTGGGCGGTCGGGATCGTGGTCGTATGGACTGACGACAGGATGGACGAGGAGAGAGGCGGATGAATCCCGGAGAGATTACGACGCAGTTCGTGGAGAGCCGATACAACGCGCTGAAATCCAGGTGGTCTACTCGGAACGAGCGCATGTCCGAGTACGAAAAGCTCTACTTATTGGATGTTTGGGAGGAGGGGCCGGAGCCGGACGAGCGGCGGATCAGCGCGCCGATCTGCTGGAATGTGGTGGAGAGTTTCCGGACGCTGCTGCTGACGCGGCCGCCGGTGATCAGTGTGCCGGCGAGGGAGGTGACGGCGGCGGCCACGGACCAGGCGGATATGATCGAGAAGTATTTATATGGGGTGTGGTATCAGGGGAAGGTGATGGACGCGCTGAATCTGGGAGAGTGGCACGCGTGCTGTTTGGGGGAGGGGGTGCTGCGGGTGGTCTACGATGCGGAGGCGGTGGAGGATGAGTTGCCGCTGGTGGTGCAGGCGCTGGATCCGCGGACGGTGTATGCCGCCCCTTCCGGGCGGTCGGGTGTGGACGTGGAGGTGATCCACGCGTTCGAGCGGCCGCGACGGGAGATCGAGGTGGAGTGGGGGGTCCTGCTGGAGCGGCCGGAGGAGGGGACGGGGTTGGAGGAGTGGCTGGACGAGAAGGTGGAGTTCGTGGATTATTGGCGGGCGGACGTGGAGGAGGTCGAGGAGGAGTTGTCCGCGGACGGAGAGGAGGAGGGGGAGGAGGAGCCGGCGGGGGCGCTGGCCAGGTTGGTGGCGGTGGCGAGAAGGGCATTGCGGGCGGGGGCGCCGGAGGGAGGTGTGGGGGTGGAGGAGTCTGGGAGTGTGGGGGAAGGGGAGACAGGGGGAGAGGGAGAGGAAGCAGAGGAAGGAGGAGAGGAGAGGGCGAGGACGAGGAAGGTGCGGCGGCGGGTGGTGACGAATTGTGTGGTGGTGGAGGGGCAGTTCGTGAAGGAAGCGGTGAAGATGCCGGGGTATAAGCGGCTGCCGTTCATCCGGTATCCGGGGATCGCGACGCCGCTGGCGAACGAGGACGGGGTATTGAGTGTGTTGTTCCCGATCACGGGGGGGGTGCGGAGGAACGGGGCGATAGGGCTGGCGGCGACGTTGAACGAGTTGTTGGCGATGAAACAACGGATCATCGAGATGTATGCGAACGGGGCACTGATCACGGACGACGAGCAGTTAGATTTGGATCTGAGTCCGGGGGCGGTGAATTACGTGCGGAAAAACGCGACGTGGGCATTCGTGGTGCCGCCCGGGCCGCACCCGGCGGTGGACCACCAGATCATGTTGATCGAGAAATTATTGCAAGACGCAACGGTGAGCGCGACGATGATGGGGCGGTCCGTGGGGGCCATGAGCGGGCTCGCGCTGAGCGCGATGAACAACCCGGTGTTGATGCGGATCGCGCACCGGCAGCAGGTGCGGGAGTGGGCGTACCAGGAGGTGAACGGGTTGATCCTGGCGTTGACGGAGGAGTATGCACCGGGCGAGGGCTGGACGGTGTGGGGGGTGGACCCGAAGGGGGCGACGTTGGAGCTGCGGTTGAAGCCGGCGGACATCGGCGGGTATCACCGCAGCCGGGTGGAGTTGAGCGCGAGTCTGCCGAAGGACGAGGCGGGTGAGGTGATGAGCCTGGCGAACCTGGTGGGGCAAAAACTAATCAGCCGGGAGACGTTCCTGGATCAGTTGCAGCGGATCAAGCGTTTGTCGTCGCAGTCTCCCCAGGATGAGATGAAGAAAATTTTGCGGGACTTGTTACTGTTCGAGGGACCAACGGCGGAGAAGTTGGCACAGGTGGTGCTGAGTGAGTACAGCGAGGAGTTGGCGGAGGCGCTGGCACCTGCACCGGCACCGGCCCCACCGCCCGGCCCATCCCCAGGGCCACCAGGTGCTGCTGCAGGAGGTCCTCCTGGGGGTCCGGGAATGGGACCGATGATGGGGATGCCACCTGGCGTGGTACCTCCGCAGGCAATGCCGGAGGCGGTGGGAGCGGGGGGGCCGGAGCAACTGGGGGCGATGCTGCGGATGATGGGGGAGGGGCCGCCGGGGCCGCCGGGGCCGGCAGGTCCTCGAAGGGCGGGGGGTGAGTGATGCGAGGGATGGTACACGAGGCACTCGCAGAGGCACGGGCGGTGGTGCAGGCGATGGTGGAGGACCTGCGGCGGGAGGGGCAGTTGACGGACGACGAGGTGCTGGCGCGGTACGAGCGGGAGCATCGAGGGCGGCCGTGGGCGATGGTGCAGTTCGCAGGGCGGTCCACCGCGAGCCCCGCCACGAGTACCACCGCGAGTACTCGTGGCG